GTGTCTTCCGCGCGCTCGCGGAAGATGTCGATCAGGTCGGCCAGCGTCATGGTGCCCGCGTCCGATCAGGCGTCGTCGTCCTGGTCGTCGGCGATGGTCTTCCACGCCGCATCGCGCTCGTCGCGCGACACATCGAAGCCCACGCGCTTGCCCAGGCGGCGCAGGTCCGGGGTGCCGTCCTGGTTGAAGTCGGCGGGCTCTTCGCCGGCCATCATCAGCCGGATGCCCGCCACGATCAGGTCGTGCTTGGTCTTCTCGGCGCGGGCTTCAGCCTGCTCTGGTTGCTCGCCTTCGCGCAGGCAGCCCAGGTTCAGGGCCTTGCGCATGAAGCGGTTGTCGACTTCGACCGGCTCGGGGCCGATCAGCATGGTGTGGCCCGAGGTCAGGGCCACGTGGATGGGGGTTTCGGTCGGGGAGCGGAGCTTCACGATGTAGTCCTCGTGGTGGTTGCTTGGGGAAAAAGCCCACCCGACGAGAGCCGGGTGGGAATCCCCTTGATCAGGGTCGGAGACAACCGGGTGTCCCGGGCGATCAGCCTTGCGAGAAGGCGGCGCGGCCCTGGACGTAGTACTGCACCTCCAGGCGCACCTTGCCGGTCGTCGGCGAGCCGCCGCCGGAGGTCCACGTGACGGTGAGCGCGGGCTGCGTCGCGGTGTGCACGAAGCCGGTGGGCACGAGCGCGACCACGGCGCCGAGAGCGCGGATGTTCCCGTCCGTCAGGTAGCGCGTGGCAGAACTCGCGTCGCCCACGTCCATGACGTCGGTCGAGGTCGAATTCCACGCCTCCGTCGTGACCAGGCGGCCCGACACGACGACGGCGTTGATCGGGAGGTCCAGCGCCGCCGCCGCCACGTTGGTGGTGAGGTCGGCCAGGTTGATGTTGACCCAGGCGTGGACCAGTTCCTGGCGCGCGCTGTTCTTGGTGATCGGCATGGTGGTTCCCCTTTCATCAGCAGAAGGGAGTCAAGGAACCCCAGGCCCCCAGCCGCGGGGGCCCGGGGGCGCCCGCATCACTGCAGGTAGGTGTCGATGGCCAGCACGCCGAAGTCCTGCGCGCTGCCGTCGTAGATCGAATAGAAGACGGGCTTCAGCAGCCCGAACATCTTGTCGATGTTGATGCCCTGCTTCGAGCCGTACTGGAACGTCTTCTCGTCCCACTCGGCCGGGCCGAGGTCGGCCATCGCCAGCGCCTGGGCGCCGCACAGCAGGCTGCGCGTGCCGTTGACGTTGCCGCCGGATCCCCACTTGGCGCCGCCCGCCGCGCCCTTGGTGTTGTAGACCAGGCGGTGCTCGTGGAAGACCACGCCGTCGATGGTCACCGTGCCACCGGTGAACCAGGGCGAGTCGGTGCCGCTCTTCGTGGCCACGCCCACCACCGCGCGCTGGTAGTCCGCGTCCTTCTTCAGGGCGGCCAGCGTGCCGGGCTGCACGAACATGCAGTAGTACTCCTTGCCGCCGGACATCAGCGGGCGGATGTACCGCTCCTTCGCGTACGCGACCGCGTCGACCACCATCTTGTACGAGGGCACGTACGAGCTGGTGATGTTGCCGGTGACGCTGGGCACCAGTGACGTGCCGTCCCACATCACCGAGCGCAGGCTCGAGGGCGCGCTGACGGCGCCCGCGAATGCCAGGCTCGGGAACGGGCTGCCGGTGCGCGGCGCGCCGTTGTTCTTGAACGCGTAGCTGATGCCCGACAGGGTCAGGAACGCCAGCTGGTCGATGCGGTTGGCCAGCCAGTACGCGAGGCGGCTCTTGCCCATCTCGCGGAACTTGATCACCGTCTTCTGGTCGGCCAGCTTGCCCTTGTTCTTGACGCCGTGGCTGATCTGGTCGATGTCGATGATCTGGTTGTACGACTGCATCGCCTCTTCGTTGCCCTCGCGCTCGTTGTCGCCGATGACGCCGTCTTCGACGAGGTCGGCCACGAGGTGCACGATCACCTGCTCACCCTTTTCGGTCTTGGTGAGCTCGTTGATCAACTGGATCAGCGAGCCGTCGCTGGTGCCAGTGAAGCGGTTGATGAACATCTGATCGCGGGCCTGCGCCCACGTATCGCGCGACCACACGAGCTTCTGTTTCGGGGTCAGCGCGGCGAAATTGGTCTCGGCCATGACGGCACTCCTTCAAGCAGGGTTGAATTGCTTGAGCCGTCTCGCCGCTCGCCGCGAACACACGGAGTTGAGGGGTCCGAGCCCCCAGGCCGCCTATCGCTGCGTGCCCATGCGCGAACACGCCCGTTTGGTGGGCGAGCCCAGCGCGTTGGTGCGCTACCCCTGGCGGGTGGCCTTCAGGCCACGTCGCCTCGCAGTGCCTTCTTCTCCTCGTCGGAGAGCGCTGCGAACTCCTTGTCGGACATCGTCTCGACGTCCAGTTGTCGAGCTCGCCCGGCACGTTCACCCACGCCGCCGTTCAGCTGCGCCGGCTGAGCGTTGGCTGCGGCCGCGTTCTTGCGGCGCTGCTCCTCTGCCCGGTTGCTCGAAGGTGGCGTCGGGTCCTTCTTGTCGGCCCCTGCCTTCTCCCAGCCCCTTGCCGACGCCACCGTCTGGACGGCATCGCGGAGCGCAATGTGCAGCGGCAGATCCTCGGATGCAACCAGGAAGTCGCGCCACTTGACCACGTCGTTGATGGCGGCCTTGTCTGCCTGCGGATCCTTGTGGTTCAGCTGCGGATAGGCTGCCTGGGCGTCCTTCACGGCATCCGCGAACAGCTTTCGCTCTTCGGCCGCGGACATCTCGGCCAGGGCCTCTTCCTTGGCCTGACGCTTCTCCTCGTCCCGGATCTGCTTGCGGATGCCCGTGGCCTTGGCCAGGTCGCCATCCATCAGCGCATCGGCGTACTGCGCCTCGAGCGCGTCGAGGTCCACCGGCTTGGGCGCATCCGCGGCAGGCGCTGCGGCTGCCGGCGGCGTGCCACCGCGGGCGCGCAGGGCCTCGGCCAGCGCCTCGTTGACGCGGCGAGACTCCTTCAGCGCCTCGTTCACCTCGTCGAAGCGCTCCTTCGGAATCACCGGCTTGCCGGCGCTCTTGCCCGCTGGTTCGTCGCCCTCGTCGTCGTCGGCCGCCTGGGCGGCCAGCTTCTTGACCGCCTTCGGGTCCAGCGGTGCAGGCTCATCGTCCGCCGGCGTGACGACGTCGCCGCGGTCCTCGGGCTCGCCGTCGTCCTTGTCGTCGTCGCTGGCGTCGATGTCCAGGTCTTCGTCGAGGTCGTCGTCGACCAGCTGGATGTCCGGGTCGCTTGTGGGTTTCATGCCCATGTGCAGTTGCCTTTCAAGGGGGGTTCAAGGGGAATCCGGCTCAGGTCTTCTCGCCCGGCTCGGTGTTGAAGGCCGTTTCCATCTCCTCGGCCTTCTTCTTGGCCATCCTCGCGGCGGCCTGGAATCGCTTCTTGTCGGAGCGGATGGCTTCCGCCTCGATCAAGGTGCGCATGTCGGACTCGGCTTGCCACTTGGCGTCGAGGCCAACGGTGGAGGGTGTGTTGCGCTTGGCCATGGGTCAGGCTCCTGCGGGTTGATCCAGGGTTTCGATGCCGCTCTTCATGCCCACCGCTGGATTGGCGGGCGTGAGCGGGTTGGTGTTGACCGGCGCCGGCGGCAGGCCGCTGCCGTCCATCGGCACCACGCCAGGCGTCGGCGCGAGGTTGGGCACGATCGGCGGCTCGTCGGCATCCTCGAAGCCGGCCGAGCGCAGCAGCTTGTCGGCCAGCGGCGCCACCGCGGGCAGCATGGCAATCTGGTTGCCCGCCTGGGTCGCGGAGTACATGGCCTCCACGCTCTTGTTCACCGCCTCCACAGCCGTCTTGCGGGTCTGCGCGTTCAGCAGCTCGACCTTGGCCGCGATGGTCGGATCGCCCTGCTCCGAGGCCATCTGGTCGAGGATCTCGTCCTTGCGGGTCAGCGTGCTGTGCTGGACCATGACCGTGTCCGGGATCGCCACACCGACCTTGCGCATCTCGAGCGCCTGGTTGAACTGGCTGTTCTCGAAGGTGGCCTGCGTCGGCTGCTCGCTCACCACCACGTCGTAGTCGCCCTCGGTGAGGTCGTTCATGTACGTGCCGGTGATCTCGTCCCACTGGTTGACGACGATCGTGCTGTCCACCGGCTTGCCGGTGCGCGGGTCCTGCTCGGTGATGCGGAAGACGCGCTCCTCCGTGTAGAACTGGGTCTCCAGGTCGCGGAAGCGTTCGGCCATCATGTGGCGGGTGCGGCCCAGGTTGTCCAGCGGCAGCGCGAGCTGCGTCATCGCGGCGTGCTCCTTGGACTGGATGGCGATGCCGGAACGCTCAGGCCCGTCCAGGCCGCGCATCGCCTCCGGCACCGTGGCCTCGCGGATCTGCGCCGTGGCGCGGTCGATCAGGCGGTCGATGCCCTGCGGCACGTCGTTGGATTTGATCTTCTCGGGCTTGGCCGACCCCTTGCGGTACTCGACCACCAGACCGGTCTGCGCGCCCTTCGTCTCCAGGTCCTCGGTCTTCATGTTGGTGAGGCTGTTCTCCTCCACCACCCACCCGCTGTTGGCCGATGTGTTGATGATGTGGACGAACTGGCTGATGCCCTTGTTCAGCGCCTGCTGTGGGCCCACCGCGTCGTCCACCAGGCCGGAGGTCTGGCCGCGCCGGAAGAACGGGAAGTACGGGATGACCGTGAAACCGTCGTAGGGGCTGATGCTGTCTTGCAGCAGCTCGTCGTACGTGGTCACGCGCCAGCCGACGCGGCGCATCATGGTCCGGGTCTGCACCGCGCCCTGCGCCACATGCTGGGCCACCACGTCGGGCAGCATGCTCTCGATCGCCTTCAGGTCGCCGGTGCGCGGGTACAGCAGGCAGCTGGTCAGCTGGCGCTTCCAGTACTGCCTGTCGATCACGCGCACGCGGGTGATGCCCGCCTCGTCGGTGTACTGCAGGTCCCAGGCGCGGTCGCGCCCGTTGTCCATGCCGAACTTGCTGCGCTCCTCGCCCTCGTCGTCGCTGTTGCCGCCGAAGTCGGCCTCGTTGATCTTGCGCCCGGCCAGCGACGTGGCCACGCGCTTGCCGTACTGGTCCTCGATCTCCTCGAGGGTCATCCAGCGCGTCACGATCACGTCGGCCCAGCCGGTCGGCTCGTAGGTCTTCGAGTCCGGGTCCGGGATCACGTCCATCGGGTCCAGCACGCTGACGCAGATGTTCCCCTGCATGGAGTGGTCGAACTCCACGCGCACGTCGAAGTAGCCGCGCTGCTCGATCAGCCCATCGGCGAACACCTCGGTCTCCTTCCAGTGCAGGTGGCACTGGTCGGCGATCTGCTTGGTGATCTTGGACCGCATGTCGGCCTTGGCCTGGTCGGTGCCAGCGCCGCGCGGCCGGAAGCTGATGTCCATCCGGTTGTTGATCTGGTAGCCGATCGCGGCATTGAGCGCGGGCTTCACCTCGTTGAACTCGTACGCCGGGCGGCCCTGCGAGTCGAGCAGCGCCTTGTCGACGGGGTCCCACTGCCGGCCGCCGCCCAGGTACATGCGATCGCAGATGCGGGCCTGCTTGGTGTAGGTACGGTGCCCGCGAAAGATGCCGTAGCGGTAGCGCTGCCAGTTCTCCTGCGCGAGGCGGTTGTCGCTGAGCTTGGCGGGTTCCATGTTCACGCTGCCTGCGCCGAGCCACGGGTGGCTGCGCTCTTGAGTCGATCGGCGACCCGCGAGGCGGGCCGGCTCCTGGGTTGCACGCGCACGGCGAACGTCAGCGCCAGGGCGTCGGCGCTGTCAGGGCTTGGCAGCCCCAGCTCGCGCATCTTCTCCTTGGACATCAGCACCACGCGGCGCGAGCTGTCGTAGTGGTACTGCACCATCGTCAGGTCGTTCTGCAGCACGTCGTCGGCCGGCAGCAGCGAGGGCTGGTCCTTGATCCACTCGTTCATCTGCCACCACATCTCGGCGCGGCGGTTCAGGAAGCGCAGCGGCTCGTACGCGGCCTCGCCCGGGTGCACGCGGTAGATGCGGTCGTAGTTCTGCTCGATGAGGCGGTCGGCCACGCCGGTTCCGATGCCGGTGACGTCGACCACCACCGCATCCGGGTCCTCCTCCTCGATCACGTTGGCCACGATCCCGGCCACCTGCATCGTGCCGAGCTTGGCGAAGCGCTTCACCCACAGCACTCGCCGGCCCTCGCGCATCACCAGCGCGGTCTTATCCTTGCCGTACTCTGCCGGGTCCACGCCCAGCACGCGGGCGCCGCCTGGGAGGATCGCCTTGCGCCGGCGCGCCTGCACCACGTCGAGGATCTGGACCAGCGCGCGGTCGGAGCCGGCCATGAAGGCGAGCTCTGGCGATGCCGGGTACTCCTGGTTGAACAGCGCCTCGTCGCCCTCGAAGTCGGTGGCGATCTTCATGCGCCGCCAGGCCATCTGCTCGGCGTCCAGGCCGTAGGCCTCGGCGTACTTGGCCTCGTGGTCGTCCAGCACGAACCCGGGCGGCGGCGTGCGCCGGTACTCGGTCTGCCAGAACCACGGCACGAACACCGGGATGAAGTCGTTCAGCAGCGTCTCGTCGGCCTCGCCGCGCAACGACGACTGCCACATGCCGTGGAACAGGTTGGCCACGCCGTTGGCCGTGGTCTCCAGCACGATCTCCGTGCCGTCCTCGTTTGGCACCACCTGCCCGAGGCCCGCCATGTGGTCCTTGGCGTTCGGCCAGTGCGCCACCTCGGAGCCGTGGAAGAACTGCGCCGTGCCGGAGCGGCCCGTGCCGCGCGAGCCCGCGGTGGCCACCTTGTAGCGGCTGTCCAGGCGGTCGAACCACAGTTCCTTGGCGTTGTCGGTGGCCGTCGACGGGCGCAGCTCGGCCGGGCAGTTGTCGTGGAACCGCTTCGTCATGCCGAACAGGTTGTCCGTCGCCGGCTGCTCGTGCGTCAGGATGTAGGCCTGCTTGCCGAACTCGCCGCTCGTGCGCCAGTAGAAGCGGCCGCCGATGTAGGTCGAGGCGCCCTGCTGCCGGCCCTTGAGGATCAGCGCCCGGACGCGGCCGGTGCGCTCGCGCTGGGCCTCGAGCTTCTCGTGGATGAACCGCTGCGCGTCGTTGAGGATGAACGGCTGAATGCTGCCGGCCTTCGTGCGGATCTTCAGCGCGCGCGGCGCGTAGGCGAGGAAGTCCTCGCGCATCAGGCGCAGGATGTCGTTGGCGGTCACGCCGTGCCGCCCTCGTACAGCCGGCGCAGCCGCTCCTCGTACGTGCCGT